AAGACTGGACAGATGGTCAAACATGGTTCTTAGATAAGTATAAGAAGTATGTTGGTAAAACTGTGCAGATATAGTTGATTCTTTAAGGTAGTTTATTATTATAAGTGGGATGGGTAAGCTAGATCTCGACTACTTTGAAAACGTATTAATGTATAATGCGTTAACAGATAGCGGTTATTTGTCGACGATTGCTGATGTCGTACAGCCAGAGTACTTTAAGAGTAAAGATATTGCAAGTGTCTTTACTATTATTAAAGAGTTTACAGAAAAGCGTAATGTACTTCCTACAACAACCGAGATTAAGCAGTACTTAGTTACTGATGAACTTAAAGAGTCGTTTAAATCTCTCGTAACATCTTTTAAAGATATTGATAAGCAAGTTAACAAGGACGAGCTTATAGAAAATACAGAACAGTTCTTAAAAGAGAAAGCTGTATACCATACAATGTTAAAAGCTGCTGAAGATATTTCAGCTGGTAATGTTGATACGTCTGTTATCTTAGATAAGTTTGAGAAGAGTTGTAATATTAGTTTAGTAACTGATTTAGGTCTTGGTGTTAAGTCTAACATTGATGATATTATTGCTGACCTTACTACTGTTGAAGATAAGATTCCAAGCACGTGGGAATGGTTAGATGATTCTTTAGATGGTGGCTTCTTACAAGCAGGTAAGTCGTTGTATGTGTTTGCCGGTGAGACTAATATTGGTAAGTCCATTTTCCTAGGTAATGTTGCATCGAATATTGCCAGACAAGGTAAGAATGTATTGTTGATTACTTTAGAGATGTCTGAGTTACTATACGCAAGACGTATTTGTACTAACATTTCGAAAATCCCTATGAAAGAAATGGCTATCAATGGTGCTTCGCTAAGAGCTGCTGTTACACAAGAGCCTGGTAACATTTATATTAAGGAATTTCCACCATCAACTATTACTCCTAATACTATCAAAGCTTTTTGTAAGAAGTTTCAAGATAAAGGCATTAAGTTAGATGCTATTGTCATTGACTATCTCAACCTCATACATAGTCCTATAGGTAACAACTCGTATGAGAGAATTAAAAATGTTACTGAACAGGTAAGAGCTATTAGTTACGTGTTTAATTGCCCTATTATATCTGCTACTCAGTTAAACCGTTCTGGATTCGATCAAGATAATCCCGACTTGGCTACTATTTCTGAATCTATTGGCTTGGCTGCTACTGCTGACGTCATACTCAGTATTTTTCAGAATGATGAAGATAGAGACTTGGGTATTATTAGATTAGGTATGATGAAGAACCGTTATGGCCCACGAGGTATGACTCAGCCTATGCGTATTGACTACTCTACCCTTACTATTGAACAAGCTGATGATGTTGATCTAGAAGAGGATGATTCAATGCTGAATACATTGGCTGGACTTTCTAGAAGTATGTAGTAAATAGGTATGTGCACATCATTATCTTTACAGATACAGACTTAGACGGTGCTGGTTCGGCCCTACTGTTAAACAGACTATTTGAAGGACATGATGTAATTATTGTTGAGACTACTGAAGCTACTATTCTTAACGAGTTTAAAAGTAGGTGGAGTACGTTAGACCATTTTGATAAAATATTTGTCTGCGACTTATGTTTAAATGAAGAGCAAGCTATTGCTATTAATAGAGATAACGTAGTTGTTATAGATCATCATGAGTTACATGTACCATTTGTAGAGAAGTATACCAAGGCTAAATCTATTGTAACTGAATATTCTTCTTGCACGAAATTAATTGCTGATAAATTCAAAGCTAAGCTTAATTTGGATGAGCGGTTAGAATCATTAATTGATCTTATCGATAAGTATGATAGTTGGGCGTTTGATTTTCCCAATGAACTTGAACCTGCAAGATTAAATGCAATTTATTATACGTACAATAAACCTAAATGGGAAAAATTTATTACATCGTTTAAAGATGGTTTACGTGAATATAACATTCACGAAAAAAATTCTATTAAAATATTCTTTAAGAAATTTGCTGAACAATTAACTAATCCTAAATTTGCTGGTAATATAAAAGATTATAAAATTATATCAACGTTCGTTACATCACATATTAATGAAGTAGGTCATTATTTAGTCAATAAATATGATGCAGATATTGCAATAATGGTAAATTTAGAAAAACATTTAGTATCGTTCAGGAAAAATACTGGTTGTAAAGCTGATCTTTCAGTGTTAGCAAAAAATTTATGTGAGGGAGGAGGCTCACATAAATTAGCAGGTGGTAAGTTAACAGAGAAATTTATGAATTTTACTCAAAAATTCGAACCATTGCAATGAGACAGCCAAGTGTACCATCACCTGCAGGGGATATAACTAAGAGAGAGCTTGAGCATTTATTACTATGCTTCTGTACCTTCTGTTGCCTACTAAAAGGTAAAAAATTGTCACTCCAAAACATTTTTGTATTGGTACTAAAGGAAGAAAAAATTAGAAAACTACTTAAAACTCTTTTAACAGTTGATAATGACTTTGAAATGGTTACAATGTTTATAGAGTTTGAGCCTCAAATAGCTGAGTCGAAATACATTACTAAGTATTTAAATCAAAATAAGCGAATATTCCAAAATGATAACTGAACGAGAAAAAAGCATATATAATAGTTACTTATATGCTTCTCGATCAGCACAAAATAAACCGACACGCTTTCGGAAGGATTTTTCTAAGTTAAAAGATGAAGACTTTGTAGCGCTAAAAAAGCTTTCTGCATTTTTAACAAAACATAATCATATTAACTACAGGGATTGGTTTGCTGCACCATACGAGGTATATTCAAAAGATGAATACTTTGATCTTAAGTTTTTTAACTCACGTAAAGCTTTGAAATGTTACTCTCTTTACATGAAAGAGAAAGAAATGTCTAATCCGGATAATGAAGACACAATAGAATCAGTTAAAGAAGGATTTAGATTTATTGCAAAATACTGCATAAGGAACTCTCTTACAATAGAAGAGTATACTAGACACTATACCAACAATATGCCTACGTGCCTCTTGCATTTACAAGAACATAGGTTAAACTTTTACACATTACATGCCCTTGAAGTCGAATCTACCATTAAAGCTATCGAAAAAGATGTGCTCGATTTCATCGTTAAAGATTTCCAAACAATTTTCGTTAATACACGAACAAAATTCTATGGCTCCGCGATACTTAAATCTACGGCCAGAGATACAAAAGAGAAAGTAAAACAAATAGTTGAAAATAAAAACAAGTAAAATAAAATAAAAAAAATATGAGTGCGTTTAATATGTCTATGTTCGAAAGTATCAAAGGTGCTTTGGCTTCCAGCAGTGAAGGTAAGTCTAAGTTCTCTGAGATTATGCAAACCAAGCCTGGTAATACTTATACCGTAAGGCTTCTACCTGATAGTAAGTCTCCAGCAGATACATTCTTCCATTATTATAATATGGGATGGAATTCATTTGCTACTGGTCAATATGTGCAGGCTTTGAGCCCGCAAACGTTTGGTGAGCGGTGCCCGATTAATGAAGAGCGTTTCCGCCTATCACGTACTGGTTCAGACGAAGAGAAAGAGAAAGCTTCTGCCCTTCGTCGTACAGAAAAATGGCTAGTTAACGTGTACGTTGTGGATGATCCTACCAATCCAGAAAATAACGGTAAGGTAAAAATGCTCCGTTATGGTAAACAGATTCAAAAGATTATCAGTGAGGCTATTGAAGGTGAAGATGCAGCAGAATTTGGAGCACGTATCTTTGATCTTAGTGATGAAGGGGTTAACTTTAAAGTTAAGTGTGAGCAGCAAGGTGATTATCCAACTTATGTATCTTCTCGCTTTACCAGCGCTGGTAAGTTGAATCTTACCGAAGATCAGCAGAAAGAAATCTATAATCAGACTCATACACTTAAGGAGACGTTTCCTATTAAGTCAACCGATGAGCTTACTGAAATGCTTAATGAGCATTTTCATTGTAAATCGGATGAGCCTGTAGCTACACCCGCTACAGTAGGAGATACACCGCCGTGGTCAGCACCATCAGAACCGACTCCAGCCCCAGCAGCGCCTGCTCCAGTTGAGAGCTCCGTGGAAGACGACATTGATGAATTACTTGCAGATCTTTAATTATGGAACCTATGACACCAGAGGCTAAAGCAGCCGTTATGCAGTTAATGGGTCAAACGTACGGTCAGATGAAAAAACAAGATGAAATGCTTGTTGGGTCGTCCGGAAATCTCGCACCGAAATCTACTGAAATTAAACATATGGTAGAAAATCTTGTACGTACGCCAGTAGTACCAGCTAATCAACAGCCGCCCCCTCGACCGGTATCACAACCGGTACCTGACACTAAACTTGAACCGGTACCACCGGTGCCTGCGCCAATAACACCAGAGCAGGCGCTGGCTGAACTTCAGAATATTTCACCTGCAGGGGTAGCACCACAGGCTCAAGAAGTGTATCAAGAAGAGCAGGGTATGTTTGATTTTAGTGAGCCAGATAAGATTGACTTGCTAATTGAAGCGGTAAACCAAAGTAACTTGCTATTGAAAGATATTAAGGTACAATTAGAGAGCAATAATGTCCGACCAAAACGTAAAACAGCTAAAGCTAAAGTCGCCGATTGACTTCGTCGCTTATTTAGATTCTTTATCCAAGATAAGTGAGAGTGCTATTGTAACGGTAGATCGCGAGAAGATGTCAAGTCTTGTCGCATCTACCGACAATACTCTTATTCTATGTGCAGAGTATGGTGTAGCATCGAGTTTTTATTCAACTCTTAACATTCCCGATGTTAAGAAGTTAACTCGTGTACTTGATACTATTAGTGATGAAGAGATTAATCTTATAATTAACTCAAACAATATCGCGTATAAAGGAAATGGTGTTAAGTTTAAGTACCATCTATTTGACGACGGATTCTTAACTAAGCCTGGGCTTAATATCGAAAAGATTAATGCATTTACTTTCGATATGAGCTTTAAGGTAGATAAGAATATTCTTAATCAGATCTTTAAGGGGTCAGTTTTTGCGTCTGAAACTAATAAGGTCTATTTCTATACAGAAGAGAAGCGTGTTGGTGAAGGTTATAGGTTAATGGCTGAACTTACTGATAGAGCGAGACATAATACAGATAACTTTACTATGTGCATTGGTAATGTTGAAGAAGAGCTAGGTCCTATCCCTATTAACTTTGATAACGTTCGATTACTTAATAATATTAGCGGTGAATTTACTGTTAGTATTAACAAAGAATATGGTGTAGTTGTGTTTGATCAAGTTGCAGAAAATATTAAGCTAAAGTATATAGTTTCATCTCTAACACAATTACACCAAAACATCAAAAGAATAAACTTAAGACTGCTGGTTACTTTATTAAACGTCTTAAAG